TTATTTTATTTGTAACAGCAAGACCCTGGGTCCCGCTTCCATTATACGAAGCATGAGCAGCTACAGCTCCAGACATTTTTATTTAATATACGAATATATTTTTTTTTTAAATTAAATTCGTATATTAATTTTATTATATATTTAACTCTTAAATATGTATCTAATACATCGCAAGCGAAGCTGCTCCGTCCTTGTAAAGACCTGTTGTCTCACCAACACATGTCACATTAATTGTGCCCTGTGGAATAGCGAAACCAGAGGATGTGAGTTCATCGTGAGTAAATGTAAGACTTAGGCGGATATTATCGAAACGATTGAGGGGAACCGATGAGCCTCCACCCTGACGAGAAGCTAGAGGGAATACATAGTAACCCATGCTAGAGTCTAGCTCCTGTTTATCAATAGAGAAGTCGTTAGCGTATAAACCTAGAGATTTATTTGTAATACCCCTTAGTAATTCACCATCTAGCTGTCCAGAAAAGGAAGATGAATTGAGTTTGAGTTCAGCATGCTTTAGGCTTGGAGCACTCTTTTGATTCTTTCCACCCAAACCTGTGAAAGAAGCGCTAATTATTAAATGAGAAGCATAAAGAGAATAGTGGTCTAGATCAATAATAATGGGCTGATCAGGGTATATCTTCTGGGGCATCATTGTATTGACATTCTGTGTCATCTTAAGACGCTTGGGGATACCGTTTGGCATATTCTTCATCTGCTCACGCTCCTCGTTAGACATAATCATATGCTGAGCATACAATTTCGTTGTTAGAGTAGCATTGGGGGTCCAATCAATAGCTGCATTAGATACATAGGTTCCAGTTCCTACAGTTCTTTCGAACTTATCAACAACAGACGCGCTGTAAGCAGGGTAAGCTCTAGAAGGAGTTGTTGTATCCCAGATATCCGAAAAGTTAGCATAATGGACCTTAATCTTAACATTCTGGTGAGGGGCGGCCGCCATTAGGTAACCATCCTCAGAATTCTGAGTAAAATTCTCTAACTGGGGACCTAGAGTCTTTGTAAGCATCTTAAGAGGAATGAAAGCCTGATATTTCCTTCCGGGAGACCATGATGGAATACCTGGAGCCTCGCGCGAACCATCTGCCTTAACAAAACCAGAAGTCTGGAGACCTAGACGGTCATAAGAACTCTCGCTAATCTCAGTGGCGTTAATAGATAGTAAATCGTTATATTCTAGTGTCTGCCAGATCTGAGTACCAACCTGAAATTCTACTCTCTTAATTATATTGGCAAGAGGGAACTTAACTCTAGATTTAAGTGTGGAATCTCCCCATCCTTGAACTAGAAAATTACCTGTTGGTGGTAATTCTGCCTGATCGGGAACGCTTCTAAAAAGGGCCTCCCAGCTAGGATTTATAGCGGTATTGTTGGATGCTATTTCATCACCTACAACAGCGTGACGTGGCACACTAGGAATGGACTTATTTCGGACGGCACCTGATGGAAAATTATTATACGCTGTAATCTGGTACCAGTGGTAAGCCTGTATAGCATCATCAAGTGTCATTCTTTCCTCGCCCGATTTTCTTGCTGCCGCGTTTATCTCGTCCCATTTAGCCTGGGAGATGAAGGCGCTCGTCGCCGCCGCCGAGTCGTACGCAGTGAAGTCGTTCCAAAAAGAAAGACCGTATACCTTATAAGTTGTGTCGTTATAAAACTTAACCATTTCAGCCAGGTCATTTATAGTAAAATCTACGATCTGTACCTTATCGTCTATCCAGGCCCAGCCATTTGGAGGAGAAGTCTCGTAGGTGACGGGGTTGGCGCCCGATGAGTCGTAGCGAGTCGTTGTGTGAGTTTCACCGGGTTTTAGTTTCTTGAAATAACCGCCACTGTACACAGTCGCGTCCCCGGGGACGTCGCGGTGAAGGATGCTTGTTAATAGGGTACTGTCGCCCTGTCCAGTTATTTCGGTGCCAGTGTAGAGGGTGTCGTGCTGCGCTGTCAAACCATTTAGACTGGCTCGTTGCCCGAGACTATTTGGGGTACTAGCGGACACAGGAGCCGGGGTTGCGGTGCTCTTGACAAAAGCCGCTGTTACATTTGACTGCTTGGAGTTATCCGATAAAGTAGTTTGGGTGATAGTGTAATCGGTTAATGGTGTAGGGTTGGCGTGCGTCGTCTCCGTTGGGAAGGGAATCCCCTGAGCGGCGGCTTCTCTTACATGCCGTTCGGTATTAGGAGATGCGCCATCGGCAAATCTAAACCCCCAACCACCGGCGAGAGGAAGAAGACTGCTTTCTGGAGTTGTTGGAGCGGGAGTAGTTGGCTGATTCATCTCAACAGTAAGAGACATATACATGTCGCCTACACAATCAATATCATTATTAACAGTAAAAATTTGGCTACCACCCCATGATGCATTTTTACCAGAACCCGATGTGGGAACCTCTAGGGTGGTGGAACCATATAGTAACTGACGGGTGGTATCATTCTCGTTCCAAAAAACAGACGTTACATCACCGGATGTTGAATCGCTTATTTTATTTGTAACAGCAAGACCCTGGGTCCCGCTTCCATTATACGAAGC